CAGTATTACAACATACATCTCAAGCAGGTAACGATGGACAAGGAGAATCATCAGGACAATTACAACCTGGTGCTATCGTTATGGGTTTCTTTATGGATGGAGAAGTCGCACAGATGCCAGTAGTTATTGGTGTTATGCGTGTAAAGAAATCATCAGAATCAAGAACTGAAAGAGATTTTTCATTCACAGATCAAAAAATAGAAGCGGGTGTAGCACCTAATACTTCTGCTATACATCCCGCAGAGAAGAATACAATATCACCAATACAACCATTAAGACAGGGAGAAAGTAATATTGTTGCTTTCCCAGGTCAGAGTACTACACAATTAGGTGGTAGTGGATCACCTAAGAATATTGGATCACATAAAGGATTGGTAGGTAGTTCTGCAAATCCAATTAAACCTTTAGATCCAGCAAAACCAATACCTGCTGCTAATGGTGTTGGTGGTCCTTGGAAAACTTTAGAATATAAACTTTCATACTTAATTGAAGATCTTGCTAACACTTCCTCTAATTTAGTTAAGGCAGAGGGTGGTGATTATCTTGATCTTGTTAGTGGTAAGTTGATTACTAAGGCTGATTTAACAGTACGTATTGAGAATTACTTAGGATCTTTGTTTGCACAGGTCATAAGTGCAATGCGTCAGTCATTGATTAATTTAACAGAAGATTTAAAACTTGCTAATATACTCCTTCAATCAACTGGTGAACCTTATGCTGTACTTTCTACAGTACAGATTGCAATTACTAAGATCTTAAGTACTTTATGTACTCAGGATGCTCAAATTTCTACTTATACTGCTACACCATTAAAGACAGTTACAGATGTTCTTGATACCTATCTTACAGGTGTTATTGATAAACCTACTATGGTAACAAGATCTGTTAATACTATTACTAATGATATAGTTAAAGATGTTGCTAAGATTGTTAAAGATATTGGAGATCTAACCAAATCCATTAATACTACTGTTAGTGGGATAGGAGAAGCAACTAAGATTATTGATGCTTGGGAGAAATCAACAGGTATATTCCATTTACAAGATGCTGTATCATATGATGTAGTTAATATCAGTGGTATGATAGAACTGATTGCTGCATTTGATGTTAATGCTTGTAAGAGAACACCTAATGCTTCTAAGGCAATGGGTTGGTATCCATTATTAGGTTTAAGTAACACTCTTAAAACAAACGATATATTCAGTACTATCTTTGACGATGCAGATCCATATCTAACTACTGCTAAGAATAATGTTAGTGGATCTTATGAAGTACAACTTGGAACTCCTGGTCGTCAAGGTGAAGTAATTAAGAAACCAAACGGTACTACTCATACATCATTTTTATATAATAACTCTCATTATGCAGAAAAGAAAGCAAGAGACTCCTTTAGAATCTCTAATCCAAATGCTACTGAAGCAGAAGTTAACGCAGCAGTTGAAGACTATAGAAAAAACCAGACCAATAACAAAGGAGATACAGGTTCAATAGTTGCAGATCATATAAGTTGGGCAGGTGTGCTAACACAAGAGGTACATGGTGATGATTGTAAGCTTGTGAGTGGTGATTATGCTCGTACCATTGATGGAGATTACTACCTAAAAGTGACTGGTAATTGTCACTTAGAAGTTGGTGGTGGATTCTTCTTAAGTGCTGAAGGATATGATAAGGATACTAAGAGTACACAGAAGCATACTCTGAAATTTGGATCTGATGTTGATATGAATGTAGTTGGTGCTGCCTATGAAGTTCATAGTTCTGAGTATAGAATTAAATCTACTTCTACTAAGATTACTGGATCATTATATGAGAACTCTTATCAGCAACAGACAAGAAGTGGTGCGGAACTAACCTTTAATGCGGAAAGTTCTGTAGAAATAGCAACACCTCATCTATTACAATTAATTAATACAGAGAAGCAAGCAAGTGTTAAGACTGTAACTGGTATGAGAACTGTAGTAAATGGTGGTTATCAAACCATTATTAATCCAAGTAATATAAAAGACTATTATATTTCTCTTACCAATGAGAAGTCGGCATATAAATCGATTATCCCTGATAAGTATGAGATTAGTGGAACATATACCTATGATGCACTAGGCAGTTCAGGGTCTGTCACATAGACTTGACACCCAACCATATATAATGTATGATGTAAGGGCAAGGATTTTATAATGTCTGACACCGTGGAACACATCTTTATTAACCTCTCTAAACGATCTATAAAGCTCGTTGATGAAGAGGGTTATGAGGAAGTCATTGAATGGAAATGGGATAAAGAAGGATCTGAGGGTTTCTCAGAGACTGTCGCTACCATTTCAGAAATGGTTGACACCGACCAAGTAACCTACTGTTATGCTAGACAATGACCGATATACAGGATATTTCAGAAGAGGAAGCGATAGCGAACCTACCTTTCCTTCTAACAATGACTGAACGTAATCGGACAGTATGGCGAATTAGGCGTAAAGATGGTGCAACTGCTTTGTTATCACCTGTGATTCAAAGTGGTCCCCCTGTAGATAATGAAGTTTTAAATCAAGTCGAGGAGTTTCGTAAGGAATTCATGAACAATGACCATTCCGAATTGGCAACATCACAGCAAGAAGGAGCAGAAGAGGCACTTAAAACCTCAGCAACTTCGGCAAGCCAAGAAACGTCTACAAGCATTTAAAAAGAAATGGTTGAAATACACGACAACTTCCTAGATGATTACTATATTGACTATTTGCTGGAAGCAGTAGATGGTCCTGGTATTCCTTGGAAGTATCATCATAATGTTTCAATTCCTACGCCTGGTGATGATGAGGGATGGAAATTTGGGTTTTCCCATCTAATATTTGATGCCAAAGCAGGTATCAATTTCCAAGATACTGAAGGAGACGTATGGTTACCTGCCATAATGAAAATGGAAACTCAATTTAACCTTATGAAAGGTTCATTAATGAGATCCAGATTAGATATGACAGTTAGAGCACCAAAAAACGTACTTCATACTCCTCATACAGATCAAAATTTTCCCCACTATACTTTTATTCTTTATATGAAAGACAGTGATGGGGAGACTATCATATATAATGAGACCAACAGAGATGGTCCTCTTACAATTAAGGAGACTATTGAACCAAAGAAGAATAGACTTATATTCTTTGATGGTGATTTGGTACATACTGGGCATTCTCCTTGCAAGACTCGTAATCGTATCCTCTTAAATACTAATTTTTTAAAATGACTAAAAAATCTTTTACTACAGTTGATAAGAAAGGTCGTGAATCGACTTGGGAATGGGATGAAACTCCAGAAGTGCGTAAAGCATTAGAAAAACTACACCAAGACATTAGGGAGGACAAAGATGAGCAACGTAATTGATTTCCCAACAAGAGTGGGAGATAACAGAAGGATTATTTTGTCAGAAGTATTGGCAGAGTATTTACAAGATGGTGCAGGTTATGCTCATGAAGCATTACTTACAGAGATTGAAGAACAGATTAAGTACCATACTATATGCTTAGAAGAAGCAGTAGATTTATACAATATGGTTCTTGGTAATAATAGCGAAGAAGCATTATAAATAGACGTGTAACCAAAAGTGTGATTAATTGAAGTGGCAACTAAAAAGATTTCACAGTTAGAGACAATCTCAGACGCTAACCTGTCGGGTGAAGCAATTCTTCCAGTTGTCGTATCAGATCCTCTAATACCAAATAGAAAAGCAAAAGTAAATCAGTTATTTAAAGGTCTAGCTCAGGGAACTAAAGCGTCTCCTGGACTAGCCTTTGACTTAGATAGGGACAGTGGACTATATCAAACAGCATATGACCAAATAGGAATAGCATTTGGTGATGGTGGTTTGTATATGAGTCGCATTACTAATAGTGGTACAAGTACATCATTGTATATTACTGCTGTTGATGATGTTGTTTCTAATACTGATATTGTTCTATCACCTAAAGGTACTGGTGCTGTTAAAGTAACAGGTCAGTTCTTAATAGATGATGGATCATTTGTTTTGGAAGATGCTCAAGGTCCAAAAGCACGATTTGAAGTAAGTAATGTTGGTACTGGTACTAATACCAGAATCATGACACTACCTGCTATTACCTCTGGTAATGGTACAACTTTAGTTGGTGCTGACACACAACAAACTTTAACTAATAAGACTATCTTAATAGATGAGGATAATTTAGTTCTTGTTGATGGTACTGAAGAAGCAATATTCCAAATTAACTGGGCGATAACATCAGGTGCAAGACGTTCATACTTCTTACCTGACGCAGGTACAGTGACTACAACTGCTGAACCAACTGCTACTGCATCTACATTATTGGATACAAAAGCAGAACAGATTGCATTGTCTAAGACGTTTGTTAATTTAAAATTAGCAAAGGACGCAGAGACTGCTACTAACTGGTCACAATTTAATACTGCTAATCTAACGGCAAACAGAACTATTACAGTTCCTGATCAAAATATAACGTTGGTTGGTGAAGACTCTACACAGATATTAGCTAACAAAACTATTAAAGCACTGTCTCTTGGTGATTCTACGGATGTTACTAAGAAGATTACTTTTACAACTGCTAATCAGAATACACAATCGAATGAAAACGTTGGGTTCCCTGCTACTAATGTCCTAAATAACTCTGGTGCTATCAACGTATTAGTTACTGAACTTGCTACGCAAGATTTAACTAACAAATCACTTGTTTCACCTATAATTAAGTTCACAGGAAATACTGAGGGACAAGTTATACTATCTGCTGAGGGTATCACAGGTCCTAGAACAATTAAGTTCCCTGACGCTAACGCTACTCTGTTATCTACAGAGAACGTTACCCTTGATGATGTTACATTCGGTGCTGGTATCGGTGCTAACAACTTGACTGGTCAAACCAGACAACAACAATTCTTTTACGCTGGATTCTAATAAACAATGGCTAAACAAGGCATACTGGCAAAAGCAAAACCTGGAGCAGCAACGAATACTCTGCTCTACAAAGCACCTATTGATGCCTCGGCTAGTACGGTGCTAAATGTTACTGCCCAAGGTGGTAGTAATACAAGTTTTGACGTTGCCCTCAAAAATTACGATCAAAAATTAACTCTAGGTGCTTCAACTTATAAGTTGCATACAGGAGATGTAGTTACTAATTACAGATATACTCTTAACACACCTCTTCCGTCATCCGCAGGGTTGACACCAGGTGCTACTATTACTACAAGTGATGGTGAAGGTACATTTAAGTTTGAATCATTCTATATTCCTGCATTTACTGAGATAGATGTATTTGCAAGGACTATAATACCTGTAACTGTTGAATCTACATCAGGTACATTTGCTGTAGGTGAAACATTCTCCACAGGAACTGCACCTAATAATACAACAGCATTAATTTATGCTGTTGCTGCTGGATCAGGTAATACTATTGTTCATATTGGTCCTATTACAGTTAATGGATCTGGTGCAACATTTGCTGCTGGTGATAGTGTAGCATCAACTGGTGGTGCATCTGGTACTATTTCAAGTGGTGGTGTTGGAACTGCAAACCCAGAATTTACTATGAAAGAATCTGGAGGTACAGAGAGAATGTATCTCGGAGTTGATTTAACTATACTTACCGATAGGACATATCGTTTCGATACATCTGACGGAACTATGAGTGGTAGAGATTTTAAACTTTCTACTACTGTTGATGGAGAATATGGTCCTGACTTAGATTTCTCTGCTTCAGGAGATAATGGTACAGAGTATACCACTGGTAAAACTACCAATGGTACTGCTGGATCTGCTGGTGCATATTCACAGTATGATTTCACTCAGGATACTAACCTAAGTGGTAATTTATACATTTATGATGGTGGTACTGGTACTGCTGCTAACGCCAACTATGGTGGATCTGATCGTTATCTTACTACATCAGATAGTTTCACCTATAGTCAACTTTACATCTATGATAAAGAAGGTACTGTAACTGCTGGTTCTTCTACATTCTTATTTGGTGGTGTAACTTATACATTATCTTCTGAGACGACTGGTCCTTACGGATACATTCGTGATTATTCAGGTACTGCTGCTTATGTTATTAAAGGAGTTGGATCTGCTGATTTTACAACCAGTGATACATTCCTAGATGTACCTAAATTAGCAAGTGGTACAAGAACTGAATGTACTATCAGTGCTGTTGCTGTTGCTGAAACTGCGTATGAAACTCAAGAATTATTACGCAAAGATAATGCAATAACAGCAAATACTACTGAAGAAATTAAGTCATTAGTAATCGGTCCTGGTGAACGATTAATTGTGGAAAATAATGATGCTGACTGTTCATTTGTTCTAGTTGGATTTGAAGATTCCTCAACAGGTTTCACTACACAAACTTACCTAATCTCTGCTGCTAACCAAGGAGCAAGTGGATCTGGTGGTTAATTGACCAAATAAATAACTAGAAAGTAGATAAAAAATGTCGCTAACCAGACTCAAGAATATTATTACGTCCAGAACTGGACGTATTATCTACGTCAACCCTGACGATTTCGATGCTTCGGATGCTATAGACAACCGAGGCAACTCTGCGTTGCGACCTTTTAAATCATTGCAACGTGCATTCTTAGAAGTAGCAAGATTTTCATATAGAGTTGGATTAAGTAATGACGAGTTTGATGCTTTTAGTATCATGCTCTATCCTGCTGAGTATGTTGTAGATAATAGACCAGGTGATGTTTTATATACAAACGTTGCACCTATTGATTCTAACTCTAACCTTGATTTAACTTCTCCTAACAATGTACTGTACAAATATAATTCAGCAGAAGGTGGTATTATTGTACCTAGAGGTTGTTCTGTTGTTGGTACAGACCTTAGAAGAACTAAAATAATTCCAAAATACGTTCCATATCCTACAACTTTACCAGCACAAGGTATTAACACAGAAGCACAAGTTCCACCTAGAACAGCAATCTTTAAAGTAACTGGTGGTACATACTTCTGGCAGTTCTCATTCTTTGATGGAGCAGAGGAGGGGGTCTATTTCAAACCCGATTCAGTTAACACTCTAGCACCAAAATTTTCCCACCATAGATTAACCTGCTTTGAGTTTGCAGACGGTCTAAATCCCTTATCATCACTGATATCTCAAGGAACTGTACCTAATGCAGATTACTCTGCTGTACCAAATATACTAGAAAGAACTGACCTAGAAATATACTATCAGAAAGTATCTAAAGCATTTGCTACAATTCCTGATACATCTGGTGATCCTTCAACTGACCAAATACAGGCAAGGGTTGAAGAAAATCGAATTGTTGGACCTATTAGTGATGAATATAGAGTATTACAAATTACAAGAAATGGTCAAACCGCAACAGCAGTTACTGTTGATGAGTTTGATAATCCAAGAGAACATGGATTCTCTGTGGGTGTTAATATTAACGTATCTGGTGTTACTGGGTCAACTGGACCACAGTCAGAACCTGACGCAGCGTTATATAATGGATCGTTTACTGTAACATCTGCATCTGGAAACGTATTTACATACCAAATGCAAGGTGAACCAACTGGTAATGCTGTTGGATCAAACATAACAGTTAAGACTGAAATTGATACTGTTGACTCTGCATCACCTTATGCCTTCAACCTATCACTAAGAAGTGTGTGGGGTATGAACGGTATGCACGCTGATGGTTCTAAAGCAACTGGTTTCAAATCAATGGTTGTTGCTCAGTTTACTGGACTATCACTACAGAAAGATGACAGAGCATTTGTTAGATATAACTCATCAACTGGAAACTATGATGTAGCAACATCTGGAGATGGTGCACACTTAGATGGATTTGCTGAGTATAGAAAGGGATGGGGTCATAGACATATATTAGCATCTAATGATGCATTCATTCAGGCAGTTTCTGTGTTCGCTGTTGGATTCCAAGGACACTTTACAGCACTTGCTGGTGCTGACATGTCGATTACGAACTCCAACTCCAACTTTGGTAGTATCGCATTAAGATCTGCTGGATTTAAAGCAAAAGCATTCTCTAAAGATAAGGCAGGTGCATTAACTCATGTTATACCACCTAAAGCTTTAAACGTTATTTCTACAACTGCTACTGGTGCTAACGGAGCAGGAACAATTACACTTGCTAATGATGGTAGTGTTAATGGTGTAATTCAAGGAATGACAGTCACTGGAACTAATGTTGCAACTGGTGCAACTGTAGGATCAGTTAATACAAATACAAGAGTTATCACACTTACAGGAACAAATACTGGTGTGGTAAATGGAAACGTTATATTTGGTGAAGAGACATCTGTTAACTGGGTTAACATTGATATTCAAAGAACAAAAGTAATTAACGCATCACTTGCTGGACAAGGTGGAACTCCTGGTACTAGATTGTATCTCTATGGTTATACTGTAGAAGCATCACCACCAACAACAAGGGTTCAGGGTTACACAATCGGTGCAAGACAAGATGGTACTGGAAATAGTGCAGTAGCAGATAGGATTAACTGTTTACTTGTTGCTCAAGGTGCATCTGAAGCTTCAGTTCAATCTGCAAGCATATCACCTTATGGTCCTAGTGTATCTGGTAAAGATGCTGGAACTGCTGGATCACCATTACAATATGATAGTTCAACTTATACTATTAGTGGACAAGCGGATACTGTCGGTGGTTGGTATCTATCTGTATCAGCAGTAAATAACGCAATTTATACTACACTTTCTACTAATACTACTTACAATACTGTAAACTTTACACCAACTACATTCCTTAAGAGAATACCTGACCCAAGAGACTTGGCAGATAGAACTTACCGTGTAAGATATGTAATTGATAAGGATAAGACTAACCCATTACCAAGAGATCCTATCTCTGGTTATGTAATGCAACCATTAAATAGTGATACTACATCCTATTCATTAGCTAAGTGTTTCTACATCTATGATATTGAAGTAGTACAAGAGTTTGTAAGAGGTACAACTGATGGTATCTATTACATAACACTTCTTTGTGGATCTATTACACCAAGCACATCTAACTTCAATGATAGGAAGTTCTCTCAGAATGTTAACGAAGTATATCCTACATTTGACAGAGATAATCCTAAAGCAGATCCTGTTGCTGCTCAGTCAGTTGCAGACAATGAAGTTATTGGATTGGTTAATTCAACTGATGGTGCAACACCAACTCCTAATAAGGATCCAAAACTTTCTATTACTAAGGAATCAATACAATTTATGTTAGGGGATAATGGTTGGACTCAACCAGGTACTACACCTAACTATGACTCTGTTAACAGTAGATTGTCTAATATTGAATTAACTGCAAGAGCAGGTGATGAGGAAGTCAGAAAGATTAATATTCGAGAAAATAATGATGGTACTGTAGCACCAATCAACGTTGAGTTTAGACGACACTCAATTCTAAGATCAGGAAACCATACGTTTGAATACCTTGGTTTTGGTCCAGGTAACTACAGTACAGCGTTCCCTCAAACACAGGTTGAGACTCTATCACAAAACCAAGTTAGATTCTCTCAGTCTATTAAAGAAGAAGCAGGTGTTGCTTTCTACTCAGGACTGAACTCAAATGGAGACCTATTCATTGGTAACCAAGTTATCAACCCAGTCACAGGTCAGATAACTTCTGAAGATATTGCACAGTTGAACGTTGTTGGTGAAGAGAACACAACTATTGAAACTTTCTCTGAATTGGTACTAACAGATAAACTAACCGTAATTGGTGGTGCATCTAACCAGTTAGAATCTATATTTGCTGGTCCTGTTACATTCCAAGCACAAACAACATTTACAAATAATATTTCGTCAAGAAAAATTTCTTACTATAACCAAGATGGTACAGTAATTAAGCAAACATTACTTGCACCAGCAAATGCAAGTGGATTACCAGATTTCTCTAATATCACAGGATATGATACACCTGCTGATGGAGACTTAGTATATAATATTAACTGGCAACCAGGTAATTCTCTTGGATGGATCTATTATGGTGGAGTCTGGAAGGAGTTTGGTTTAACTGATACTGGTAATATTAATGTTGCAACTGATGGTACAGGACATTTAGGTCTTGGTGAAGCACCTGATTCAACTTATAGACTTAGAGTTAACGGTTCAGTAAGAATTGATGGAGACTTAGTTGTAACTGGTAGAGGTGGTGTTTCTTCTGATAAGTACATCACTAAAACATATACAGGTGATGGTACTACATTAACATTTGCTGTTACTACCTATAGTGGTGGCATCAAACACTCTGATGATTCTCTCTTAGTATTCCTTAATGGTGTTGCTCAGATAGCAGGTACTAACTATACAGTTGATGCTAATGGTGCTAACGTTGTGTTCTCATCTGGAGATGCACCTTTAGCTTCAGATACAGTTCATATCTTAGAACTACCTATCTAAATAGTACGGAGGATTATAGAGTGCTATGGCAATATCAAGAATTAGTGGAAATCAGATTTCCACATCAACAAACGCAATAATCTCAACCCTGAGTTTTCTTAATACTAATAGTGTATTGAGGGTTCCTGCAGGTACTACTGCTCAAAGACCAACTGGTGTTAGTGTAGGAACATTACGTTTCAACTCTACATTAGATGCTGCTGAAATATACAAGGCAGATGATGGTACTGGTAGTGCTGGTTGGGCACCCATATCTGGTGGTGGACCTTCATTAGGATCTGATAGTGTTATTAGAACTAATCCTAATGCTATTGCTGAAAATATAACTGTTGGACCTACTGCTGGTGCAGAATATGCTAACGGAATGAGTGCTGGACCTATAACAATTAATTCAGGTTTCACTGTCACGGTAGAATCAGGTGGAGCGTGGAGTGTTAGATAATGGTTGCTGAGTTAAACGCTGCAAATTTACAAGGTATATCGCCAAACTTCAAGGTAACCTTGACGAAAGAATCGACGTTATCAACACAAGCAGACTTCCGAGTAATCGCACAGGATTTTCATCCTATACCTTTATCGGAAGCAGATAATTATTTTGCCCATAAATTTTACCCTTTAGACATTTATAGTGCTAATCCTGATGTATTTGCACAGACAGGTACTGCTGGTATTGGATGGACAACTGGTACTAGATGTGATCTTAGTAGAGATACTTCAGTAACAGATTCGCCTGTTGGTGGTGTTCCTCTGAAAATGTATATGAGTGGTACTACTGATCCTTATACTTTGACATATAATAGTACACAATGGAATATTGCTGATGCAAAGCAAGGTGATACATGGACATTCAGTGTATATGCTAAGGCAGATCAAGCAACAACTGGTGAATTGTTTATATTTGAAGCAAATGCTGCTGGTGGATATAATACTGCACCTTCTGTTGGTATAAGCATAACAACTTCATGGCAAAGATTTTCATTTACAAGAACATTTACAACTGCTGCTACAGCAGTTCAAGTAAGAGTTGATGGACCTAATAGTGGTGGTAATGGTAGAACAATATGGTGGGATGGAATACAATTAGAAAAATCTGCTACAGCAAGTCCATTTTCTCCAGGTACTAACAAACAAATGGAGAGTAGACTACGTGAGACTGGTAGTCTAAAATTTAATGTTAGAACTAAATCACTTGAAGTATATTCTGCTGGTGATTGGAAACTAACAGGTGGATCATCTAATGCGGGAGGTCTTTTAGGTAGTTTTGGAGTTGGAAAAGGATTTACAGTAGCAGAAGGTGCAGATGACACTAATCATAGCAATTACACCAATACTGCAATGCCAACTTTATATGAAGGAATAAGATATAATGATGGTCAAAGTGGTGATGAAACAAGAGGTGCAACATCTAATACTCGTCATCCTTTAGAGTATGTTTCATCAACAAGTTCTAGTGATTTTGCATTTCATACAGGACATAGTAGTCCTGGTAATGTTGCTTGGCCCCAGTATTATGCAGTTAAAGTAAGTGAATATGATTATGGTAAGGTATTAAATAGAGTTAGATGGTATAAACATGGTAACGCTATTGGTAATGTTGATGTGTACGGAACTAATTTAGATGTTGATAGAACTAATTTTACTGATACAGCACAGTATTGGAATCATTTAGGTAGACTTCATTTCGGTGGACAAGGTTCTGGTAGTGAGGGTGCACAAAGAACCCAAAACTTTACTAATGCTTATGGATACCGTTGGTATATGTTAGAAATGATCGATATTAATGGTTCTGCTCTAGCATATCCTCAAATTGGTACTAGAGGCGGTTGGGCAGCGTACCC